AGGACGAATTATTTCACTCATCCCAAACCCGAGGCGTTTTAATTCACTTATAATTGGTAACATATAATCTAATACTGCCCATTCAAGAGCATCAAGCGATGGGCCTATTACTGGCGTTGCGAACTCAGCCATGTTTTTGGAAAAATGATACCATTTAGGAGGCGCGTTCATATTAGGCGGACCATGGGCAATTGGTATATCAAACCTATTTAAAAATTTGACACCCAACTGTCTATAAACTACACTAGTATGGTATTTATGAGTGGGCCCAATAGTACCGAAAACGGTGATGTTTGCTTCAGGTGCTAAAAATTTTGCGGGATGTTTAGCCGCTATTCGCGGTTCCAACTCTTGTGGCAAACTGTTCGGAATGCTCTTCGCAAAATCTAAATTTATATAGCCCTCGGTCCCACATTGCACGGCAGAAACCAAACGCTTAAATAAAATATCAGACGCATCTTGAACCATAGTCCGAGTTAAAGCTCCAGCGCACCCACGTGGTGAGCCTGTCAAACCACCTAAATGAAAACCTACAATACAAGGAGGTTTAGTATCAGCAACCCACACGCCCATACACATGCCGTTGAAAGTGTGCCCAGTGTCGAGCATATAGGAATAACCATTAAACCTGCACCCTTGGGCCCCAGTATCTTGGGGTCCATATTTTAGTCGTGCCGTGTGATGCTGTAGCGCACCATTAGGACCACGAACTACCATCTGGGCTGGAATGTCACGGTCCAAAATGTTTTCTGGAAACCAATCTTTAACGCTCTTTCTAGGCATTGCGTTCGAGACATAATACGCACATAAATCGGTGTTTGGAATATGAAACCACGCCTTCTGTGAATATACAAAAGTTTGAGTGTGGTTATTAGTAACATTCCCGTCAACATATTTCTCGCGGGAAACAATGCTTATTAAATCCAGACCACTGTTGTGTACTAACTTCAGAAAGTGTAATGGTACAATACAAATATTTTGCTCTACAAAAAATGCATTAACAAACTTTGTCCCATTCACAAAAAGAACTAAATTCTTTTTGCAAACTTCTAAAACATCTGCGCTCACGCTAGTGGCGGGGGCCCTAACTTGTATAGGCTCCAAAACAGTGGTTGACCAACAATTTACTTGCGAAGAGTTTTTCTTTACTTCTTCCATTGACAAAGGAGTCAAATTTCCCTGTGGCTCAACCTTAACTTGTTGTTTCACCATTTGCCAAAACGTGCGTAACATATATACAACGATGACACATTTTATTGTACATGCGATAGCTAAATAGGATCCGTCCGATGTTCCAAACTTGTAATGTTGAAATTCGGC